GCGGCAAAGATGGCACCGAAGATGACGCCGAGAGCAGTAATCGTTGCCGCGATGGTGGTGATGTCCATGGTGTTCCTCCTTCATTTTTGATATGAAAAAGCGACTATCCCCGGAAAGGGACAGCCGCCAATTTCATTATTGCTCTTCGATGGTGTAAGTGATTTTCATGGTCTTGTCCGCCGTTTTCGTGACAGGCTCGGACAGGTTGTTGATGGTAGCCAGATAGTCAGCCAAATAGCAGAAGCCGACATTGCTGATACTGCCACAAGTGACGTAATAGAACATCTCGTGATTCAGGATCGGCACATAGCTGGGCGTGTAATAAGAGTTGTAACTCTGGTACACATACTGCAACTGCCCGGTCCCCGAAGGGCTGAGCCTATTTGTTACTTCGTCAGCGACATATATCCGGCTCGCTAAGCCAGAGGAATATGTTGTGTACTGCCAGTACACTCTACCACCTACCGCGAAAACGGGTACGATGGAATACGAAGAGGACGAACCTGTCAGCCGGACCACGTTGGCGGCATTACCCAGCTCAAGCTTGTACACATAGTAGTAGCTGGAGTTGGAGCGCATATAGACATTGCCACGATGAACAATACCAAAACGGCCATTGGAGTAAAGAGTAGTCCCGGTCGTGTTGCTCATGGTGTACTGTGTTACGTTCCACGTGCCGAACTGCACCTTAGTCACCAAAAAAGTGGCATTGCTGGCGATAGTAGTGGCGGCAGCAGAAATAATGTACAGGGCGTTATCATCTCGATCGAACTGGTAGGTTCGGTAAGCACCGATTGCTGTTTCGAGGGTAATGTTGTCGGTCGTCTCGATTACAGGCATATCGACAGAAAACAGAGAGAAGTTCTTGAGCCCTGCCTGGCGCTGCTGAATGACGAGCGTTGAGGCGTTGGTCAAACGGAAGTAGTAGCAAATATCTTCCTCGGCATCGATGGTGAACAGATGATAGTAGGACCCGGTGGAAATGCCGGAATACATATCCTTACTTCCTACGGTCAACCATTTGGGGACGGTGAAACAAGACTTCATGATGGAGGTGCTGTAGATCATGTCGGAATTGTAGGATCCATAGCCTGCCTCCAAACTCGTCAAACATACCGAGGCGATTACACCATTTCCCTGGGAAGTGTTGAAGTCATATACAAACTTCATTTTTCGCTGGGTGGAGTTGTACTCGCTTTCTGTGACGTTGTAGCTTCCAAGCACCAGGCCAGTGCTAGTGTTGATCGTATCATACCTGGCACAGCCAGTCAGGGCAGGTCCAGCGGGGGCGTAAATTTGATCGGCGTCCTCGTTAATGGGCTGATCGAAAAGGAGGATCCCACCGAGTAAGGTTTTGTACGCCGGAATATAGCCACGAAGGGTCTGTTCATTGGTGAGGTGGCCGAAGGTAGGCTGGAACAGCTTAGTCATGGCATTAGTGATCATGTTATGCTCAGTGACGACCTGCTTTTCACCAGTATGGACATCGGTCAGTTCAATGGTAGTTGTACCTTTCAGCATAAAAGCCTCCTTAGTTAGTGTAGTGGATTCTGAAGCTTGTAAGGGTGGCTTCAGCATAAAGGGTGAAACGGAAATCGATGCGTTTGGTTTCCTGGACGCTTTCCCAAAGAGCTACCAGGTCTGTGTTCAAAAAGTCGGACAGAAGAACCTCTTCGGAAAAAGAAGCACCGTTGTCTACAGAATGCTGCACCATTACAGAACCGCTGAACTGTGCGGTCATTTCCGTAATACCGACAATAGAAGCGTGGCTCAAATCGGCGGTGGCGGTCAAGACCTGAGGAAATGGCTCGGCAGTAACAGTTGCTCGGAATTGCTGCCTTTCACCGTCCGACCGCCAGTAGTACATGTGCGGATTAGGGAGTGTGGTGAGTAATTCCGTAGTTGGCATGGTTTCAAACCCATACTTCATGAACATTGCCGGGGTCAGCTCATCAACTTCTGCCGGGGTTAATACTCCGTCCACAAGCGTATAGTAGGTATCCTCCAGCCGGAGCATATAGCTTTCTGTATCAATATTCGGCTCCTGGTACAGACGGTACTCAACGGACCAGCTCTTGCCTCCCGTGGCTCCGGGGATGAAGGTGACATGTTTGCCAGCGCCTGCGCCCGTGGAGTCGATCAGGGAAAGCGAAGTGGTCGTGCCGCAAACTAATTCAGAAGTACCAGTATAGGAACTGGTCGGGGTCTGAATCAGGTTCAGGAACATGTCGTTGTTCGATAAGAGGAACAGCTCATAAATCAAACGGTTAGCAGTGACCTTGTTGTTATACACCGTATAGCCCGAGTAACGGACCTTAAGAAAGTCCAGCCCGTCACGGAGGTTTCCTGTCTGGTAGTAAATATAGGATGCATAGCAGTCGCGGCGCATGATCTTCAAGTGTTCCGTTGAGGAACCGAAGCCGAACCAACTGTTACTGGAGACGTACAGTGTGTTCACCGTCACTCCGTTATATATGAAGCCCAGGTTACAGCTAATGCTGTAGGTGCCATCGTCGTTGCCGGAGTGAAGCGTTGTCATACCTGCGGTTGTCCCCATGTAAGGAGAAAGGTCCGCTTTCGGCATACCTGTTTCACAAACAAGCGTCAGGGTCACAACAGCATCGCTTACCACATACAGCCCGGTGCATGCGAGGGGTTCGGTAAACTCTGTAGGCAGCGGCCCTTCAAACAGAAGGTTTGTTTTCTCAGCATCCTCGTAGAGGGAGAGTGTTGCCTCTCCCTCAATGCGATAGATACGAGTGGGGGCTTCGAAATCAACTTGCTGCTCAGCCGCCTCAAGGACAACTTCGGCAAGCGGAACTTTGCTCCACAGATACTGGTTATGGTCAATTACCATTTTCTCACCCCCAAAGAAGTGACACTTTCATAGCGAGTAGTGTCTACAAACAGATGCTCCAGAGAACCGCTGCTGATTTCTGCGGCCTCGGACTCGACAGTATAGCTTGTAATGCGGGTAAATACACCAGCATAAGAAAGATTTACGAACTCCTCGTTGTAAACGGGGAGGAATGTCTTGTCCACGGTGAAGGTCTTGACAACCTCGTCCACCGTGACGCGTTCGTTGATGCTGATAATCTCCGTGGGCGGGAAGGCGGCAGTCACATACGGGAAAGTGGTAACGTATCCCATATTCATGATGTCGGGCTTCGTGGGCTCCACGGTATCAGTCATGCCCTTAACGGTTGCAGTGAAGAAGGATGCACTGAAGGGGGTAAATACCTCCTCAAGCTTGATTCGACCGTTCCAGTCCGCGACGCCAGCAGCCAGACCCTGGCCACTAACGGTGGCACGAATCTGTGTCTCACCTATTGTGGCGGACCCGCTGTCCATTTCCAGAAGAACGGTGATGGTGTTTTCACTGTTGGCAATGACTCTCGGGATCGGAAAAAACAGAGTCAGAATCATTTTTCCGTCCAGGCATGTTTGAGTGGGACAGAAGGTTCCAACCTCATCATCATTCAGCTCATAAATGACTTTGAGGTTTGGGGTGCCTTTTTCGGTCACGGAAAAAGAAAGTGAGGAAGTGACTTCATTGCCATCCGCATCCGTGGTGGTTGTTGTACCTTCAAGTACGCGAACGACATCCGGGGCATTGATCGTCAGAAGAATTTCTGCCAAAAACGATGCGGAGGTTTCCTCCTTGGCAACGAATGTGATATCCAAAATCTCCGTGGGAGAATTGCCAATCGTTATGGGACTGGCGTTCATAAAGCTGTAAACGACCGTTTTGCCCGCTTCCACCTGATTCAGCAGGCCCATGATGTTCTTGTCATTTTTACTCTTAGCATGAGCCAGTCGCGGGTTTTTGCCCACGCACTTTAGGCTGTGTTTGCCGCCGATGTTGTAGGTGATGCTGGTGATGCAGCTGATTTTGCTGCTATCAGCATGGCCTCCAGAACAGGTAATCACATCGCCAGGGTTGAACGCCGGGTTGCCGATGGTGTTCGAATCAAAGGGGACGTAGTTTATTTTTGCCAGACAGTTCAGCACATTTCGCAGTAACTTTTCACGAGTGGATTTCAGGCCAAACTGCAAAAGCGGGTTGACGCCCAGGTTCATTGTCAGGCCATCGTCCACTTCCAGTGCGTAATATTCAGAGGTCTCCGAAACCATGTTCGTAGAAGAAACTGCGGTATACCTGGTGACAAAGTCCGAATAGCTGCTGTCAAAACGGTGGCGGGTAGGAAGATCGGCAACGGGCTCCGAGCCATAATACACAAGCTCCAGCTTACCTTCACGGTTGATCTGGCAGAAACAGCCGAGAACCTGGGCGGTGTAGTACAGGAGGTCGCGATAGGTTTCGATATCGTTATCGGTGTAAACACCCAAGGTCATGGTGCCGTTGGGCAGCGCATCAATCTGGGCCTTGGTGTGGGCGAACTCGACGTCGCATGCAGCACAAGCGGTGGTCAGGTAGTGATACGCTGTGCCACTGGAGTCTGTAATGCTGAAGGCTTTCTCAAACCGCAGCATGTAGTCATAACCCTTCAGCTCCAGACAGTTGATTTTGCGGTTCGCTTCGGATACTTCAAATACACCCATGGGGACGGTTTCTTCTGTGCCATCCGCAAGGACCAGGGTGAAGTATAGTTTCACGATGGCGTCCTCCAAGGTGTAACGGTCAATGTCCGAAAACAGGGTGATTCCCATTTCCGCAGAATAGACCGTACCAAGCTCAATCTCATTGCTGCCACAGCACTGCCTGGTGATGTAGCCGGATCCTTTAACAATGTCCTTTTCGGTGAAGGTGTAGTGCTTTCCGGCAACCGTATCAATGGTGCCGTGCCAGCGATATTTACGGCTGTTGCTCTCTACCGCCGCCATGAAAGCTTCAGAAACAGGATACATACTTCACCTCCTCAGAACTCCTTAAGGGTGAAGGAAACCGTCCACAAGCCTTTGTAAGAGGTGTCCTTCTTCAGGCTTACTTTGAAGCCCTCAATATACATTTCGGCGCTCTTCATATCCGCCGTTTCCGGGTCAAAGAAAAGCACTTGCAATTTGGCTTTCTGCTTGTAGGCGGTGAGCTTCTTAAGCCACACCGCCGTAACAGAAAAAGTGACATCAATGGTGTGAACGCCGGAGCGAACGATGTCCCGCTGCTTGGTACCTGCTTCGGTTTCACCAGAGGACTCCGCTTCCACATCATCCATGGAGACATCGTAAGAGTCAGGATGCGGGAGCGCCTCACCATTGAATGTAAGATAGGAATAAAACGCCACGGTTCACACCTCCTTATCTGCCGCCGGAGCGTAAGTTCTGTCGGTTCTGGGCATCGACGATGACTTCATCCAGAAGCGTGTGGCCCAGATAAACAGGAATGGTGATATTGCCGTTGGTAGGCAAGTTGCCAATCATATCCCGGAGATCGGTCAGCAGAGAACTGACTGCGCCATCGCTCGATCTTGCAGCAGGGGCTTCAGCTGTGGGGCCACCAGCCATCTGCAATGCAGCCACCTTGGGGCTAATCACCATGTCCTCGGCAACACCAGACACAGCCTTCTCGACCAGACTTCGGCTCTGCTGGATACCCTTTGCCAATCCAGACATGAAGTCCGGCATCCAGCTCTCGTAGTCTGTCAGCGGGCCAACATCAGGCACGGAGAAGTGCAGGTAGGAGCGGATGGTTTCGGCAACATTGCTGACCGCATCCCGGACCTTGCTGATGCAGCTCTTAATGCCATTCACAATGCCCTGAATCAAGTCGGAACCCCAGGTGTATGCCTGAGAAATCAATCCCTTAACATACCCGACCGCCTGGTCGAGGCCCGATTTAATGGTGTTGTAGACATTGGTGATGGTTGTCTGGATCCCGGACAGAATGTTCTGGAAAACATTGATGACTGTGGTCTTAATCGTATTTACGATAGAAGATACAGCCGAGCTGATCGTGGTCCATACGGTGCTGAGTGTATTCTGAATGGTGCACATGATCGTGGTGATGGAGGCCTTCACGCCTTCAAAGTCGCCTACGATGAATGCCTTAATACCGCTGACAACGGCCTGGATGACGGTCTTGATCGCATTCCAAATCGTGGAGAAAACGGTCTGGATCGCTGTCATGGCCGTGGTGATGATATTCTTGATGCCTTCCCAAACGGTCATGATGACGTTGCGGATGGTGTTGAGAACGCCTTCGATGATAGCCTTGTAGGCATTAAACTGAGTAGTGACCAGGGTTTTTATGACATTAAATACAGTCGTAAATATGCCCTTTATGGCCTCCCAGGCGGTGGAGACCACGGCCTTGATGGCGTTGAACACCGTTTCTACTACAGTTCTGTAGATTTCAAAGTAGGCGGTGAACAGGGATTTGATAATCTCAAAAGCGGCAGTAAACACGCTTTTGATGGCTTCCCAGGCACTTGCGAAGAAATCCTTAATGGCAGTGAACACCGTAACTGCGGTAGACTTGATAGCCTCCCAGGCTGCGGAGAAGAAGGTTTTCAGGCCTTCCCATACAGCAATGGCGAACTCTTTAATGTTCTCCCAGAGGTTGATCCAGAACTCCCGGAAGCCTTCACAGTTGTTCCACAAATAAATAAACGCAGCTACGAGAGCTGCGATGGCTGCGATGACCAGCATGATGGGGTTGGCTGCCATGACGGTGTTAAGGGCACCGAAGGCAGTCTTTACGGCGGTAATGGCTGGGCCAATCTTGGGAAGGATGGTCATAATCGTACCAACCGAAGAGATGACCTTTCCTACGATAATCAGCACCGGGCCAAGTGCCGCAACCAGCAGGCCTATGGTGACGATGACGGTTTTGGTGCCATCGCCCATCTTATTAAGACCATCCACAAATCCCTGGATGGCACTGACGATGGCTCGGATGGCGGGCATCAGAAGCTCACCAAAAGAAATCGCCAACTCCTCCAGCGCGCTCTTCAGAATGGTCAGCTGACCAGCAAGATTGTCCTGCATGGTATCAGCCATTTTCTGAGAGGTGCCGTCGCAGTTGGCGATAGCGTTACTTAACTTGTCAATGTCTGCCGGGGCGGCATTCATCAATGCCAGGAAGCCGGACATGGCGTTCTTGCCTACCAGAGCTTCTGCTGCCGCCGCTTGTTCGGACTCGGACAGACCGTTAAAAGCTACACGGCAGTCGGCCAGAATGTCAGACAGCTCACGCATGGAACCATCTGCGTTGGTAGTGGCGATCGTCACCTCGCCAATGGATGCACCACAGATTTTGACCTCTCCAGAAAGATTGGTCATGATGGTACGAAGAGAAGTACCAGCCTGGGTAGACTTGATACCTGCGTTTGCCATAAGGCCGATGGCCTCTGCGGTATCCTCAACGGAGAAACCCAATGCACCAGCGATAGGAGCTGCGTACTTGAAGGTCTCGCCCATCATGGACACGTTGGTATTGGCATTGGAAGAAGCTGCCGCCAACACGTCGGCGAAGTGGCCGGAATCGGCAGCGGTCAGGCCAAAGGCGGTCAGAGCGTCGGTGACGATATCCGAAGTGGAAGCCAGGCTTTCGCCGGAAGCGGCAGCAAGGTTCATGATGCCCTCGATGCCATTCAGCATATCGCCCGTTTTCCAACCAGCCATGGCCATGTAGTTCATGGCCTCCGCAGCTTCGGAAGCGGAGAACTTAGTCTTGGAGCCCATTTCACGAGCCTTGTCCCTGAGGGCTTCCAGGTCATCCCCAGTAGCACCAGATACAGCGGCCACCTGGCTCATGGCGGTATCGAAGTCCGCAGCGGTTTTGACTGCGGCTACACCCAGTGCGGTTACCGCAGCAGATGCAGGCATGATAGCCTCGCCAGCGTCAGTGATTTTGCCGCCCAGCTTCTTCATATCCTCGCCAGTTGCAGCAATCTTCTGAAGGGCTGTGGCAGACTGGCCAGCTTGGGATTCCAAGCGCTCCAGCGCTTGCTCGGTTTCGGCGATTTCACGCTGGAGGGCATCGTACTG